AGTGATTGTGAACCTCATCGCCAACCCGGATGTTCATGTCATCCTCCACGGTAGGCGGTTGTGTCGACTGCCCCAGCGTGCCGTCTTGCATCTTGATGGCACCTCGACGCAATATCGCGCGATCCTGTTGCATCGATGCGAACTGTCCCAACCGTTCAGCGAGTTTCCCCTGATACCACTGCCGCATCACCCGTTCCGCTGGACCGAGCTTCTGTTCTACGTCGGGCACGCTCCACCTCCTCTGCGGCCTCACTGGCTAGTGTGTCGATCGCCGCTGGTACGCCGCGACACAAAAATGCGGCGTCCAACGCGATCGAATCAGACACGATCCTTTCGAGTAAAGTCATTGCTATGGGGTTGCGGGGACCGGGCCGGCAGGAGTCACCCGTGCCGCAACCTCGCGCGCGCCGATCGCTTCAGGCAAAGAAACCAGGTCCTTGTTTTGCAGGTAGCTGTAGTCAGCCGCCTTGCTGACCGTCACGGCGTTGCCTTGGAACTGGGTCATGGCCTGACCCATGGCCGCCATGTTTTGTTCGGCCAGTTTCACAAACTCTTCACTCGCAGCCATGTTTGTTGCTCCTTCCCCTGGAACGGGGATGTCAAGTGTGTCCTCTGGCATCTACGCACCTTTTGGACGAACGGGAACGAGGCGTAATCGTAGCGGGGGTCCACCCAGGTAATGCACCGCCTCTTGAATCACATTACCCTTTGCATCAATGGTTTGGAGAATGACCGGGGGCAAACGATCGATAATTATCTGCATCTGCTCATCGGTAAGGTTCGCAAGATCGAAAGCTTCACCTGGATCGCCTTTGGGGCCGGTCAGCCCAATCAATCCTGGTGGCCCAGGTTCGCCTGGTGGCCCAGGTTCGCCTTGAGGTCCAGGCGACGCTACAAGCTCGGCGATAGCTACTGTATTTTGCTGAATCAGAACGAGCAGTTCCTGATAGCTGACCGGCTCCTCATCGGAAGCCTTTTCATCGGGTTCTTCTTTGGGGACGGGAATGGGAGCAGGCGGAATCTCTTCCTCGTGAGGTATGTTCGCCTCGCCGTTCAACACCTTCGCCAACGCATCTGCTATGTGATCGTAACTAGGGCCATACGTCTCTTCTTCATCGCCCGTACTGACGATTCCCACAAGCTGATTGCTCGAGGAAAGAATCGGCCCACCCGATTGGCCGCTGCCCGTGAGGTTGCCGCGTATCCGCAATATCCTCTGCCTGACCACGCCTACAGGACTCGCCCACCCCGCGAGGACTCCCCGACCCCAACGCAAGACGCTCTTGATATTGCCTCCTACCCAACACGACTCTCCCGGCGTCGGGTCTCTGGTCGCCAGCACAAGCGGGCGTATAGAGGGAGGCCGACGAATCGAAAGCAGAGCAACATCCCAAACATGATCGACGTGTACTATGCAAGCGTCCCAGCCGCTTCGCTCTGCCGTCCACACCACTGCTTGGGTTGTATCGCTGGTGAACCCATGAGCAGCCGTAGCGATAATGGCAATCTTGTCCGAAACGTAAACCACGCATCCCGACTGAATAGAAATGGAGTGGTTTGCGTCATAGATTTTGATGATTGGAATGGATGAATGACGGGTCGCTACCGTGAGTGACGTTGCCTGCGTAACGCTCTGCCGACTACGATCAGGCTGGATAGTGCATCGTCCATTGACGCACTGCCCGTCGGCCTGATCGACCGGCCCGGGCAGCGTAATGGCCGCGAACATGGCGACCGTTTGCAGAACTCGGCAACGCATGACACAACCTCCATTCCGAACACAAGGCCTCCCCGCAACACCGAAAAGGCGTCGGGTGGAAGAAGGAGGCAGCAACCACCCGACGCTCACACCTCCCGCAAAGGAGACTACGCGCCCGAGGAACTGGAGGAACCGGCCACGGCTCGGCAACGGACGATTGCACGGGGCTCCAGGACCGCCGCCGCACCGCGTTCGCTCGCCTTGAACTGAACCACGATGTCCTGGTTGAATTCCGCCTCGCTGTTCTGCTGCGATCGGCTTACCGTGATCGGCCAGTTCTCCATGTAGCCAAAGGCCTTTTTGAAGTCACCAAACCACCAATAGCCCTTGGCGTTTGCGGCGGATTCGGAGTGGCCGTAAGTGTCGGTGGCGATCAGCCGAGCATAAAGCAGGCGGCTCGAATTGAGAGTGATCCCCATTCCGGCGACCGGGTTTCCCCCGACTACGATATTCGAGGTTCCGGTCCTGGTCTCGGTCGCGGACAGAACGCGGTTGGCCGTGCTCCGCAGTTGCGGCGGAACCAACAGTTGACGGCCGCTCATGACGATCGGTTCGCCGGTGTTGGGGTCGGTCAGTTTGGCAAAGAGGTCTTCGGCGTTGTCGATGTCCGTCCAATCGACCAACTGGTTGGCGTCCAGGTGGTTGACGTAGGGCGCGCCGCTGTCGGCAGCGCTGTAGTAGGTCCAATACGTCGTTCCATTCCGCTTGTAGTTCTTGGTGCCGCCGATGATGGCGTCCAAAAGCCGCTTCTCTTTGTTTTGGCCGATCACCGTGCCGACCTCGCCGGCCCGCGAAAGGACCAGGTTGGTGCGGTCGAAAAAGATGGCTTCCTTGGTGACCGCCACGATCATACCGCGCTTGATCGTGTCGGGCGTCTCGACGTACTCTTCGCCGAATCCGAAACGCGGGTATTCCTGCATTTCGTTGACCTTGAGCTCGTCTTGGCCAGGATCGGCAATCAGGGCAATGCCCGGGATCTTCTCCCCACTGAGCCTGGTCGGGATATTATTGATCAGCCTCGACGCCACGAACTCTTCAGACTGATACGCTTGCATCACCTTGGAAATCAGCAATTGTCCGGTGATGTTGGCAAAGGCCGTGGAATCGACGCCCGAGGTGGCCTCGGTCAACGAAATCGGTTGGCCAGCCGGATCGTAGACCCGGTTCACGCCACGAAGGCCAAGGGGATGATCTCCTTCCATGACGAACTCGGACGCCAGGTCCTTGAGGCTGAATTCATCGGGCGCAATGCCTCCGGTTTCGCCATCGCGATGTAACCGCAGGCCTTCCTCGAAGTCCTCCGCCGCCCGGTGCGGATCGAGCCGCCAGTCTCGGGCAAATTTTGTAGCTTGAATCATCTCGAATACTCCTGAATCGCAAAATGCGCTCTTGTAATGGGCTGTTCCGGCCCCGCCGAAAAGTGATTAGATCACGCCGGAAGAACTCCCGGCGACTTGAGCTTGCAGGCTATCCCGCATGATGGTAGAGCGGATGCGGACCAGAACCTTGGTGGTATTGCTGGCGTAGTTTTTCGCCACCACCCCGATGGCCTTCGACTCCGCAGTCACGGCGACCACCTTCTGATCTTCCAGGGCGGTCCCGGCGGCCGTTTCGCAGGCCCCGACCATGTCGCCGTTGGAGAAGGTGGCCGCGGCGCAGGCGAATTCGTGTTCACCCGCCACAGCAATTGCGATTTCGTCCGTGTCGCCACTGCGACTCTGCTGGAGAGCCACGCCCACGAAGTACTGCTGGAAGGCGTCCTGGTTGAGCGCCAACGATCCCTGATCGACCATTCCGGCCGCGTTCTTGATCCCGTCGGTGGGGTGATCGAAGAGCAGGTCCCCGATCTCGATCACGGTCGCCGATGCCGGCGTATCGTAGATGACCTTGGTATCACCTCGCCGGTGTCGCATTGTGTTTGCCATGTCTCTATTCCTCGAAAAGTGAATCCGTGTTTAGTTGGGTTTGCGGCTTAGCGCCAGGATGCGGCGCGTTGCGCGGGCGTCATCTCGGGCAGGCGGCCATCGTCCCCATGACGGCTTTCCGAAATCGGCTTGCCCGTGACGGCCTTCTGCTCGAAGAACTGCTTGCGATCCTCGATGATCGGCTTGCGGTCTTCCGCTTTTTCAATGCCCCGCAATTGCTCCAGGAAGAACACCGGGCACTGCTTTTCGTCGGTGGGGTCCAGCTTGGCCTCGACCAGTTCCTTGCTGATCGCCGCCTCAAGGGTGGCCTTGGCAGCCGATTCCTTGATGGTCTTGAGTTCTTCGGTAAGCGTCTTGATCTGCTCATCCTTGGCCTTGGCCTCTTCGCTTTCGGCCAGTGTCTTGGTGAACGCCTCGATCAAATCGGGCCGCGTGGCCTTCAACTGGTCGAGAGTCGCTTCTTTCAGGTCGATTTCCATAATGGGAACCTCTTCCTCTTCAAGTTCCAAATCCTCGAAAAGCCCGGCCGTAGTCGCGGGATCCGCAACCAGGTCGACCGAACGTACTGAATTGATGGCCTCTACCGTCGCCTTGCCGTTGCGGCGCGTGACTCGGCCCGAAACGTCGTGGCTCAGCCCCACGTTCTCCGGGGCGTGTTCCGCATCCCAGAAGAGTTGCTCCGCCAGGACGTGTTGCGGATTGACGAAGAGGTCTCCATAGAGCCCGTCTTCCCGGGGCTGGATGTTTTGCAATCGGCCCATCCGATCGCGGTAGGATCGGGAGTCGCCAGACCGGGCATGGTCCACATTGACCCGCTTGCCTTCGTAGAGCCCAGCCGCTTGGCGGATGGCCTCGGGCAGGTAGGTCCGGCCGTTGCGAGATTCTAGCCCCAAGATCTTCACGCCGCTGATAAGGCCCTTCTCGCGATCCACGGCCACAGCCACGCCACGAGAATTGACAAATTCGAGTAGCTGGTAGCCATCCTCCCCCGCCTCGATCGATTCCCGTTTGGGACCACCCTTGCGGTGCATTTCGGCCACCGCCTTCGATCCGGCCGCGATTGCCCGCTTCTCCGCTTCCGCCTTGGGTACGCCGTTTTTCAAGAGCGCCCCGAGTTGCTTATTGGCGACGCGGACCCACATGGCGGCCTCCGCATCGCTCTTAATTCCCGCGCTCTTGGCCTTCGCGTCTTTAACCGTCCAGGGCATGTTGACCCCCAAGAAATGAAAAAGGGCCCGACCCGGAACCGCGAGTTTCCTCGCAACTCAGAGTCGGGCCCGGCTGTTCTCCGATACCCGATTTGCCTTCAGGTGGCTATGTCGTGGCGGGCTTGGTAGCCCTCGTCAAGCGCGTCTGAATCAACTGGATTACACCGGCCTCGAAATGCACGTCGACGGCCATCGTGCCGTATTGCTGCCTGTCTTCAGCCAGGTTTATGAGTGCGTCGAGTTCCTGGTGCGCCTCCCGCCTCATGGCGTCGTTCTGGGGGTCCCGCCCCCCAAGCGTTCCTTTATGGGTAATCCTTTTTGCCATCCGTGTCAACTCCTATTTTGAACTTCTATGTGTCAAGACCTTTCTCGCTAAGGCATCTCAAACCCCGTCGCCGTGACTTGCCGCATGACCTGCTCTCGATGCGCGATCAATTCCGCCACCTTCGCCCGGCGGCCGTCCCATGCCTTCCACGTCTGCCGTTTCAACTTGTCGATCGGCATCAGCTTGCCGTCGGCCGTCAAGAAGTCTTCCCACTCCGGCATCCGCCCCTGGCTGGCCAATCGCTTCGCCACCAGGTTATACCGCCGGCCGCCAACGCCCCGCCGCCGCTCGGCCTCGTCGGCCGTGGCCCACCATTGCCGGTAGCTGCCCGGGTCGGGGATGGTCGCCTTGTTGGCGTTTTGGAATTGCGCCTTCACGTACGGATCATTTTCGAGTTCCTTGGGCATCTTGAGGATGGGAGACTTGTAACAAAGGCAGTTATGCACGATAATGCCATTGCACGCATACCAACCCCAATCCGTTTGAAGATCGTAAACATGCCCGCTCCATTGAAATTCCCGAATCTCGACAACCTGGTCAAGGAGTACCTCGCCGGTGCCTCGATAAAGCAGCTCGCCAAACGTGAGGGGTGTACTCGCGTACCTCTCACTCGCGCTTTCAGAAAGAAGGGCGTGAAGATCCGCAGTCGGTCCGATTCGCAGTTGATGCGTTGGCGCGACATCAAGAGCGACCGCGCCGTGGTTGAGCAAACTCTCTCGGCCGCCTGGAAGGCACGCAAAGGCAGTTCCGACTCCGATACTGTCAAGCGAGCAAGAGCGGCCACCCGATACGCCAAAAAACTGCATATCTCGCCGCTGGAAACACGGGTTGCGGCCGAATTGATAGCCCGGGGGTACACCATCGACCAACAATTCCCGGTCGATCGCTACAACATCGATATTACCCTGACATCGCTGTTCGTCGCCGTGGAAATTGAATCTACCGGCGGAACTTTCCGCAATGGTTCCAGTGTCCGAGAGCGCACTGAATACTTGCTCGATAAGGGCTGGCTCGTGGTTTTCGTAGTCGGCCACCATGCGTGGTCGTTTGACACTCGGTTCGTGACGGACCAACTTGAATCCTTTGCGGAGTTGGTGGGCCGGAACCCAGCCGTACGCGGTCAATATGGGATGGTTTCCTGTGACCCTTACCACCGCGTCGGACGCCGTTCGCAACTCGATGGCTTGCCCTTCATAGCGTGCCCGGAGCCCCGCCGAAAACGCGCCTGATACTTCCTGCCCTGGTAGCACGCAGTTCGGTGCATCTGGCAGGATCGGCAGCAAATCGCCGTTGTCGGCTACGTACGACCCGTCGGCCTTCTGCCGGTAGATCGTCCCGTGCCGAGCCGCGTGTTCCGGCCGAGTGTGGGAGAACGCGGCCAACACCTGAAAGCCGTCGATCAGGTCGGATGCCTCGTTCCAGGCGTCGTCTTGGCCGATCTCGGCCATCCGCCGGCCCTCCGTCCTGGCAATCCGCTGGGCCTTGTAGCGGATGTCTCCCACGATCGGCAAGAGCCGGCGGCGCAACTTGGGCACGCCCTCGTCGGCCGACATGCCTTGAATCAACTGGCTGCGGATATGATCTTGAGTCGGTTCCTCCCAATGCCGCAACCGATCGTCCCAGTTCTGGCCGTCGGGCCCAGCTTGGTCGAGATACCGGGCTACCGTGTCGGCATCCGGTGGCGGAAAGAGAAGCTTCTCGATGATTTCCCGTTTCTGCTCTTTGGTCAATCCGTCGATGACCGGTTCTTCGGCTTCGATGACCATGGGGTGGATCACCCGGAACCACCGCCATGGGATGGCCTGGAGCATGGCCCCAACGGCCGTGCGATGGCCTTCTTCGATCTCGGAGGTAAAGGCTCCGTAAAGTAGCTCGTGGACGGTATTGAATGCTTGGGCGGTCGCCGGATCATTTCGCCGGCCCGTGTCGGCTTCCGGGACCGAGGACAGCCGCAAGAGTTGTCGCCCCATCCGATCGTAGATCGCCCCCACCCGGCGCGTAAGTCGGTCCACGCGAGCCAGCGTCTTCAAGCGACGTTGGTCCAAGAGCGCAGCCAGGCGTTGTTCGATCGCGTTAGGCATCGCCTTGGTCTACTGGGTCCTCAATATCGTCACCCGGCCCGCCTCCCAAATCCACCGCTCCCAAGCCTCCGTCCCTTTCTCCCTCTTCGTCTATGTTCTCCCGCTCGGCATCGTAGTCGAGTCCGTGCCGAGCCGCAAACGTCTTCTTGCTCAAGACCTTGGCCCCGCTCAAGACCGCGTCCGCCTGTGCCTCCTTGAGGTGATCGCGCGTCCGCACTTGCGGAGCCTCCGCCGTG